GATTTTTCTGTAGAACTTAATGTATCTAATTTTATAAAAGAGGCAAGAAGTCTTTATGAATCTAAAGGAACATATGAATCTTTTAGAATTCTGTTTAATATCTTATACAATGAAACACCAAGTATAATCAATCTTGAAGATTTCCTAATTAAACCATCTGATGCATCATACAAAAAAAGATCATCAGTAACTGTAATACCAATATCAGGTGACATTTCTCTCCTTGAAGGTCAAACTATTCTGAAGAACTTAGATGATCTTACAACAGCATCTGTATCTGAAATAGATACATTTACCAAGAATGGAGTCAAGTATTATAGATTAAATTTATTTGTAGGATATGATGATACATATCCATCGATCACCGGAAATTTCAATATCACTACAAATAGTAGAGTTTCAGAAACTGTAGTAGTATCGAATACAGATTTAGTTGCAATTACTGTAGATTCTACTGTAGGATTCGAAGAGTCTGGAAGTATCTTTAAAGGAAATACTGAGATTTTCTACACTGAAAAAACAGTAAATCAATTTTTAGGATGCCATATTAATGGAGATTTCCCAGTAACTGTAAATAAAACTGATTTTATTTACGGAACCAATACTTATTATGGTTATGAAGAGGGTGATACCTCTAGAAGAGTTGATTTTATAATTACAGGAATCCTTTCAGATTTTGATTTAAAAAATGATGATTTCAATTTTGAAATTGGAGACTCACTTTATCCAGAAAGTATTGGTCAGATTGTAACTAAAGGAATTTCTAAGAAAGAGATATTTGCAAATTCATTAGTATATAATACAAATTCAAGATATCAAATCAATTTTTATAGTGGAAATACGATAAGAATATCATCAAATGTTTTAGAAACTCCATTGAAAGTTGGAGATTATGTTGAAATCTTATCTAGAGGAACTGAATTTGCAATTCCTGGGTATGAGCACGTAAATATACAATCAATTTCTAGTGATGGTAGTATATCTTTAAGTGTAAGCACATCAAATTTAAATAGAAATCTTACTTATGATGCTAGAAGATTGCTGAATAAGGCAACTTCAGAATATGTTCTAGTAAAATATGGAAATGATGTAATATCATCAGATATTCAAAATGTATATTTTGATGATGAAGATGGTTCTGATATTGCATACATTGCTTCAAACTCATTGCCATCATATCCAATAGACATCAAACCATTTGAGTATAAGATTAAAAAGTTTGGTGGATTTGATGGAATTAAAAGAGAATATTCTACTATTGTTTTTGATACTCCAATTTCATTCTTAACTGGTGATAAAGTTTTTTATTATCCAGACCCTTCACTGACAATAACTAATCTTGAAGAAGGATTTTATTTTGTCGAAGTATTAGAAGATAAAAAGAGTTTAAAACTATATCAAAGTGGAGTTAATGTTCCTTCCGAAGACTTTTTATATTTTGGACTTTCATTGGGTGATACTCTCCCAGAAAATGAAAATAGATTGGTTCTTTTTGATCAAAGAGAAGGATTATTGTATCCACAAAAAGTATTAAATAAAATTAATCTATCCCAAACTATTGATAGTAGTCTTCCAACAGAAGTTGAACCTGGACCAATAGGGATATTGAAAAATGGTGTAGAAATCTACAGTTATAAGACTAATGATAAAGTTTATTATGGACCTATTGAAAGTGTAGATGTTCTAAATGGTGGATCCAATTATGATGTTTCAAATCCACCACTGATCGAACCTGCATATGGTTCTGCAGAATTTTATCCAGTAGTTTCTGGATCAGTAAATAAAATTTTAATTGACCAATCTTTCTTTGATTTTGATAACATTACTTCAATTGAATTTAATGGTGGAAACGGTTCTGGTGCAAAATTTAGACCAGTTGTAGAAAAAGTTGAAAGAAATCTTGATTTTGATACTAGATTGGTATCTGATTGTGGAGGAATCGATAAAAAAGAAAGAACCATAACCTTTAAAAATGCCCATGGATTGATTAATGGTCAAGAAATTGTATATAACTCAAATGGACTTTCTGAAGTAAATATTAAAACTAGAATATTAGATTCTACCACAACACCATCATTTAGAAATCAATATATTTTTGATGCAGTTAGTCTTGATCAATTTGGAGGATCTGTAGCAATAGATTCTGATAAGGTTGTGATTGGTGCCCCTTTAGCAGAAATATTTGTTGGTGCTACTCTTTATGCTGGTGCTGGTAAAGCATACATTACAGATTTAAATGGAAGTGAATATATTCTTTTAAGTGCCCCAGAAGCAGATTTGCAGACCAATGCTCAGTTTGGATCTGCAGTTGCAATAGGACAGGGTGTAATAGCAGTTACTGCAGTATTTGAGTCAACAAGTAGAGGTGCTGTATACTTATTTGATTATTAAGGCAATTTTAAGAGTAAAATAACGGCATTTGATGCTGCTGATGGTGATCAATTTGGATTTAGTATTGCTATTGGAAATGATAGAATTGTAGTTGGTTCTCGTTATGATGATGATTATGGATTACAAACTGGTGCTGCATACATTTATGATTTAGAAGGAAATATAATAAACAAAATATATCCTTCAGATCCAGAAGCTACTTTAGTCTTTGGTTTTTCAGTTGATATAAACGATAATTTAATTGCCGTTGGTGCTGTAGGTTATGCTGATTTTATCGGTGCAATATATCTTTATGATGTAAATGGAAACTTTATTAGGAGGATTGTTCCATCTGATGGATCTGGTGGTGGTGTTACTATAGGAGATAGATTTGGAACTTCAATAAGTATAAAAGAAGACTTAATCGCTGTTGGTGCTCCATATAGAGATGGAGAAAAAGGTGCAATTTACTTATTTGATTATGAAGGAAATGAGTTGAATATACTCACAGATTCTGCTGGTGTTGCCCAAGATTATATGGGAAGAAATGTCAAAATTAATAGTAGAAGAATAGTTACATCTTCATTTGGTTACAATTCCTTTGCTGGAAAGGTTTTTGTTTATGATATTACTGGAAATTTATTATCAACATTAATTCCAACAGACTCTACCGCATCAGATCAGTTTGGATTTGCTCTTGCCATAGGAAGTGGGAGAATTATAGTTGGAGCAAGAGAACCAGGAGTAAGAACTGGAAAAGTTTATCATTATGGAACTCCAGTAAATGCTTTTGAATTTAAGAAATTAGTTAATAATGCAATATACTATCCAAGAATATTGGATAGAAGTAAAATTGAGTTGTATGATAGTTTAAATAACTACTATCAACAATTAAATCCAGTAGGATTTACAACTGTAACTGATTTGGGAACTCATAAGTTCTTATCTTCAGGTAGAAATAAACTATCTGAAATATTAGTAGTTAGTGGTGGTTCTAATTATACTAATAGAAGATTAAAAGTATCTTCATCTGGAATTTCAACTTTTAGTAACACAATAAACTACAAAAATCATGGATTCTCTGATGGAGATATTGTAAATTACGAATCAGAAATAACATCAATATCTGGAATATCAACATCTGACAAATATAGAGTATTAAAAGTTGATGATGATACATTTGGACTAGCATATGCTGGTGAAGATGGTAAAGATATTACCGACTATTCGAGGAGATATAGGGCAAGATTATTCGATTCCGGATCTGGTGATCAGATCTTCAGTGATCCAGAATTTAGTGTTAATATTAGATATTCATCTCCTGGAATTGGAAATACTCAAACTGTATTGAAAGGATTTCCAATTATAAGAGGAGAAATCTCTCAGATTTATGTTTATGATGGTGGATCTGACTATGGATCAAATAGTCTCAATTTTAATAATAGACCACCTATTTTAGTTAAAAATGGTTCTGGTGCAATACTTGATCCAGTAATCGTTGATGGAAAAATAAGTTCTGTTAAGGTATTATTTGGAGGATCTAATTATTATTCAATTCCAGATTTGGTAGTGAATGGTTCCGGAATTGGTGCAGTATTAAGAGCAACACTTTCAGATAATAAAATTGTCAGCGTATCTGTTCTGAATTCTGGAAGTGGATATGCTCAAGCATATACTACAGTAACCATTTTAAATCCTGGTGCTGGAACAGTTTTAAGGGCAAATATAAGATCTCTAACTCCAAACATATCTTTTAGATATGGAATTCAGAATAACTTCTATAGAGATCCATCATCAGAATTATTAATAAGAGGTAGAAATAATTTGCAATATGCTGTTGTAAGTTATTCAGATACTCTTAAGAATAAATTAAATGATGTTAGTGGAACTAATGGTTCTCATTCAGAAATTATTGGATGGGCATATGATGGAAATCCAATTTATGGATCTTATGGATATTCGGATCCAGAAGATATAAATTCCGACATAAAACTATTGAATAGTGGTTACGAATTAACTACAATTGATAATAGACCTTCTGAAGATATTTTCCCCTTAGGATACTTTGTAGAAGACTATGTATATTCTGTAGATTCTGATTTAGATGAATTTAATGGTAGATTTGGAAAAACTATAGATTTTCCAAATGGAGTTTATGCTTATTTTGCAACTACCGAATTGAATGTGGATGAAGTAATAATTGGAAAATTTCCATATTTTATAGGAAATAAATTTAAATCGAAGTATTTAAAAATAAATCAAAATTTAAATCAGTCATTTGATTTTAATAGTTCAAAATTACTAAGAAATACATATCCATATGGAATTGGTGATAAGTTTTCAACAAATGATTTTATATCAGAATCCAATAAATTAACATATCAAGAATCTATAATAGAATCAATATCGACCGGTGGTATTGATGGAATGACTATAATTGAACCTGGAGATAATTACTCAGTAAATGATACTGTAGTTTTTGAAGATGTTGAAGATTTAAGAAACAAACCATTTGTAAAAGTATCTGAAATTTCCGGAAAAGAAGTTTCTAGTATTGATACAGAATTAATATCATATCCAAATTCAGTTCTTTCATGGGAAGATAAAAACTATATTAGAGTCAATGTTTTCCCATATCATGAATATAATGTAGATGATATAATTACAATTAGTGGATTATCAACTGATAGTTTGAAAATAAATGATACATATAAAGTTAAATTTGATACTATAAATTCAACCTTATTTGAATCTATCGGTGATTATTCAACTACTGGAATAGTTACAGACATATATTTGAGCTATATTCCAGAAAATGTATCAGTTGGAAATAGCATAAGAATTGATGATGAATTATTTAAAATTCTAGATTTTTATAATACATTTTCTATTGCAAAAGTAGAAAGATCAGTATCTGGAACTGCACATACTAGTGGTGCTAATATAGAATTTTTGCCCGATTATTTTACCATAGAAAAATCCGTTGATAAATTTATTTCCAATAAATCTAGGAATTTATATTTCAATCCCAATATTGCCCTTTCTGTAGGCGTAAATACTGGTTTTGGCGTTACTGTATCCTATAATATAGGAAATTCTAATTATAATACATTTATTCCATCACAGTCAATACTTTTACAAAATAATAAGTTAAATACTGCGGACAAGATAATATTAAGTAAAGAATCATCATCGTTACCAATTTCTGTCAAAAGTCCTGAAACAAATGCAGAATTTAATATCCCTGATGATGTAAATGAATTTTATGTTGTTAAAAAATCAATTGATTTTATTGGAATTGTAACTAATGTTGGTCTTACAACTTTTTCGAATGGATTATTTTTCTTAGATGGTGGTTCAAATGATTATGGATATCAATTTACTACAGTTGAGGATCAAATAACTGCAGATTCTAATAGAATTACAACCACAGTATCAATTTCAACTTCTCATAATTTGCAAGTTGGTGATAAAGTAAAATTAAATGTTAGACCAGATTTAAATGTTGGTATAGGAACAAGCACGTCCATAAGAGTTAAGTATAAAGATGGAAATCTATTGATAAATGAAATCAAGTTTACTTCTTCAGAAGTAAACAATATTGATAATATATTATCAATATACCAACATAATTTCCATACCGGACAAAAAATATTCTATGACTCCGAAGACAATGTAATATCTGGACTATCTACTGGAGAATATTTCGTATATAAAATTGATGATGACAATATCAAATTGTCAGAAACATATTTAGAATCAATTTCAACTCCACCAACTGTAGTTTCATTTGGATCTGTTGGGGGAAATCTACAGATAATAAGTTCAATAAATCCACCAATTTCAAATTATAGGAATAATAATTTAGTATTTGATCTATCAGATACTTCATTGTCTGGTTATGGTTTTAATGTTTACACTGATGATGGATATGAAAATGTATTTAATGCAATAAAAGATGATGGATTATTTGCAGTTTCTGGAATTGGAACTGTAGGTGTTTCCACTGATGCTGCATTAATTTTAGATTACACTGATAAAACTCCAGCAATATTGTATTACAATTTGACAGAATCTGGAATTCCAGTATCAACTACAGATAAAGATGTAAAACAATATTCTCAAATAACATATAAATCTAGCATTTATAATGGAGAATTTCCAATCATTGGTATAACTGATCAATCTTTTGATATTTGTATACCAAGAATACCTGAAAGATTATCATACAATTCTTCAGACTGTGATCGTTTAGAATATAGCACTACATCATTAAGTGCAAGAGGTCCAATTAAAAAACTATTCGTAGTTAATCAAGGTTACCCTCTTAAGAATTTACCTTCATTCTTATCAGTGAGCAGCTCTCTTGGTAAAGGGGCATTCTTAGTTCCAACATCAAAATCTATCGGAAAGATATTAAGTAGCAGAATTACAAATGAAGGTTTTGATTACTCATCAGATAATACTATTAGACCTGTAGCTAGTGTTCCAAAATCTTTATATCTAACAAATACCAATAAAATAAATTCTGTAAGTGTATTGAATGGAGGATCTGATTACAGTTTTGCTCCAATATTGATAATAGTTGACCCACAGAATGGTGAAGTTATAAACTCTGGATTTTTAGATCCAATAATGTCCGGATCTTCAATATCTAGTGTAGATATTAACATATCTCCTGCCGGTCTTCCAGATGGAGAAGTATTAATTAGATCCATTAATAACAGTAATGGTGTTAATATTGATCGAGTAGAATATTCTCCATCTGGAACAGTAACTTGCACAATAACAACACCAATTGCAGGATTCTCATCTCCATTATTTGAGTTGGGAGAAAAAATATATGTTGAAGGAATTGAAAAGCAATCTTCAGATGGAACGGGATTCAATTCTGAGAATTATGGATACAACTTCTTTACTGTAAGTCAATATTTTGATACAAATCCAGTAAAAGTTGAATTTAATATTTCAAATTATTCAAATAATCCAGGAACACCTAAACAAGTTCAAGAAGGATCTGCATCTATAATAAAATATGATAATTACCCAAGATTCTCTATAGATAAATCTCTTTCATCTTTCTTTGAAGGTGAAAATCTACTTATAAATCGTGGAAATGGATTTGAAAATTCGGGACTGAAAGTTACAAAGGCAAATACTTCCAATATTAGAGTATTGGGCAATTTTACTCCAAAAATTGGTGATATATTAAAGGGAGAAAATACTTCAAGTGTAGGGACAGTTTCATACATAAAATCTAGTGATGCTGTATACAATTCTTCCTGGACCATAGTTAAAGATCTTGGGTGGACATTTAATACTGGAAAATTAAGTGAAAGTTTCCAAGTATTTTCTGATAATGATTATTATCAGAAAATGTCTTATTCTGTGAAGATCACCAAGACATGGGATGAAATATCTTCAGTAATTAATCCATTAGTCCATATAAGTGGATTAAAAGATTTTGCAGATGTTCAAATAACTGGTAAAGCAGATTCTGGAATATCTACTGAGTCAAAAACTGAATTTGAACTGAAAAATAGTTTCTTCTCGGAGCTTAGAGTTGATAGAATTAATGATTTTGATTTGGCAATAGATGTAAACGTTACTAAAAATGGATCTAGTGATGTTTCTAGATCAGTAAAACTTAATAATACATATTTGCTAGATTTTGTTCTTTGCAAATCTAATAGAGTTTTGGATATTGATGATATAAGTGATGATTTTTCAAGCAAAAATGATAAAAGAAAAGAAAATGAAACAATTATATCAATAAATTCTTCAAATTATTATAATAAATTTTTAATACTTTCCAAAGATATTATCAGTGGAAAAATTCAATTTAATGAAATAATTTCACTTAATGATGATGAAAGTGTATATTCTCTATTTAAAACTCAAATTTCAAACGGAGAAAATATATTAGAAAGTATTATTCCATCATATGATGTGAACTTTAATTATATACTTGATGCATTTCCAGTAGATCCTGATAATTCTGCAATATCGTTCAAAATATTGAAGGAAACATTTATTAATGATTTTGTAGGATCAAATTCAAATGAATTAGGTTGCATTTCATTACTGTCTAGCAATGTGGAGGCAGAATCTGGCATATCTACTAGTGTCTATAATTTAGACACTAACGATTACTCTGCTGTCCATTCTAGTATTCAAATATTGAATGATGACAAATCTAAGATGAATTATGTTGAAATTTATGTTTCACATGATGGAAATGATACTTTTATAAATCAATATTATTTTGATTCTGAAGATGGATTTAGTTTCTCTTCACTAGGGCAATTTGAACCATCTTTAGATGGCGGAGAGTTATCATTAAATTATACAAGTAACACTGAGGAAAACTTAACTATTAGAAGTAGAAGTGTTGCATTTGGATCTACATCTTTGGGAATTGGGACATACAGATTCCTTTCAGAAAATCAACCAGATGGATCCGAAAGAACTGCTCTATATCAATCTCAATTTGATACAATAACATCAGGAACTGGAGAAGTATTCTCTATAGATTCTAATTTATTCTCTGCGGTCAAATCAACTGTCAAGGTAAGCACTGGTCAAACTAGCTCAGTCCATCAAGTTATTTCATTATTTGATGGTTCTGACGTATATGTTTCCGAATATCCATTCTTATCTGCTAGAAGTCAAGTTGGTGTAGGAACATTTATTGGAGATTTTTCTCTTGGACAGTTTAAATTATCGTTTAAACCTTATTCATACCCAGATGATGTTGAAATTATTTCCTTTAATCAATGCTTCTATAAAGATTACGATGAAATTAATCAACCATTAGATTTGAATTATTCCCCAGTTAATGAATCTCTAAGTTTAGCATATTATTATGGAAACAATGTAGATTTGGGATATAAAGTTGATTTTGAAATGAATTATAAAGGTTCTCCAATATTTGCAAAATCTTTTGATCCATCAAATACTAGTGTAGTAGATTTTTCTACTAATTCATTCAATATTAAAGATCATTTATTTAATACTGGGGAAGAATTAAAATATACTCCGGGATCAACATTTGTAGGAATTGGAAGTTCCCCTATAGGAATAGTTGAAACTGAGGATAATGTTGGAGTATTAACTGATCTTCTACCATCTACATTATATGCTATTAGAGATGATAATAATACATTTAGAGTAGCAACTAGAAAGGAATATGCCACTGCCGGATATGGTGTTACATTTACTTCTGTTGGAATTGGTAATTATCATCAAATTGAGATGGTAAAGAAAAATGAAAAATCTTTAATTTCAATTAATAATTTAGTTCAAAGTCCAATTTCATATACCTACATTAGTCATGTTCTTGCAAACAATTCTGGTCAAATTTCTGCTGGTGCCACTACTTTTGCTCTTAGTGGAATAAGTTCAATTAGACCTAAAGATGTATTGAGGATTGAAGATGAATATGCAATAGTTGAAAATGTTGGATATGGAACTGAAAGTGTAGGTCCCATAACATTCTCCGGAAATGAACCTTTAGTTGAAGTTTCTAGAGGATCTTTTGGATCTAAGGCGTTATCTCATCTAGATGGAACTAATTGTCAAATCTATAGGGGTGCATATAATATCAATGGAAATAAAATATACTTTATTGATCCACCAAAAGGAAATAATTTAGATTTAGTTCGTGCCAGTGAAAGTAACCTATCTATAGATCGAGATAGTTTTAATGGTAGAGTATTCTTGAGAAAGAGTTATGAAAGTAATGAAGTATATGATGATATTTCAGATCAATTTACTGGAATTGGACAAACATTCACATTAACTGCTCAAGGAATAAACACTGTAGGTTTAGGAACTAGTGGTGGTAATGGACTAGTATTCATTAATGGTGTCTTCCAATCACCAACTACTGAAAATAATTCCGATAATAATTATATTATTGAGGAAGATCTCAATCTTGGAATATCTAGTATCACCTTCACTGGAATAACATTTGAAGAAAATGATTTCTTATCTGAAATTGATATAAATCAGAATAAACTTCCAAGAGGAGGTGTTATTGTATCATATGGATCAACTGCAGGACTTGGTTTTGCACCTCTAGTTGGAGCATCAGTAACAGCAGTTTTAAATTCTGGTTCAATAATCTCTGTAGGAGAACAACCATCTGATGAGATTGGTTCTGGTTATTATGAAATTCCTTCAGTAGAAATTATCGATCCTGATCATAATGGTGATGATGCTATTATTAATGCAATTGTTGGTGCTGGTGGAACACTGGCATTTGATGTTGTCTTCGGTGGAACAGGTTATGTAAATCCATTTATAAATGTTGGATCACCATCTTATAGCAATCTCTCTATAATTGGTGTTTCTAGACTATCAGAGGGACCTACAACAGACTCTGGATTTGGTGCTCTTATAACTTTAGATGTAGGACCAAGTGATTCTGTTGGTATTGGTTCTACTCTTTACGAAGTTAAAGGATTTAATATTGTTAGAAATGGTTATGGTTTTAGAAGAGGCGATGTATTTAAACCAATTGGTCTAGTTACTGATAGAAATCTATCTGCTCCAATATATGATTTTGAAATTACTGTGGTAGATACATTTTCTGATGAATTTAGTGCTATTCAGATTGGGGAACTTGATTATATAGATTCTTTAGCACCATATCAAGATGGAAAGAGAGTCAGATTCCCACTAATTTACAGAGGAGAAAACTTAACTTTTGAGACTGATGAACTTGACGAAGAGTCTGAATTGATTGATTTGAACAATGTTTTAGTTATCTTTATAAATGGAGTTTTACAAGAACCAATAAAATCATATCAATTTAATGGTGGATCTACATTCACATTTACTTTCCCGCCAAAAGAATCTGATGACGTTAAGGTCTTCTTCTATAGAGGAACTAGAGGTGAAGATAGTCTTCAATTTGATATTGATGAAACTATACAAATTGGAGATACTGTTCAAATTGTATTAAACAATGAAATTGAAAATACAAAAACTCAAGATGAAAGAATTGTTTATTCCATAACAAGCTCTGATGTTTTCCAGACAAATATATATCAGTATGTTGGTATAGATGATCAAAATTATAAGCCATTGCATTGGACAAAACAAAAATCTGACTTAATACTTAATAATGAGGAATTATCAAAAGCAAGAAGATTAAAATCATCTCAAGTATATCCAACTGCCAATATTATAAGTAATTTTGATGCAAATTCAACAGAAATATATGTTGATGATATTAGTTTATTTGATTATGAGGATGAAACTATAATTAATTTTGATGCTCTTGTATTTACAAACGCTGTTGGAGTTGGAACAACTATAACATCAAAAAATTATGAATTAATTTCTGGCGTAAATAATCTAGAAGGATTTAATGCTAGTGTAACTAGCATATCTCCAACTTCTGGAATTGGTGCTGCTGATGGAATTGAATTTGTAATTAGTAGAGACCCATTCACGTTCACTAATTTTACTGTTGGAACAGTATTTTATATTACTGAGACTAATGTTGGACAGGGAGTCATTTCCTTAGATAATTCTGGATCAAATACTTTATCAATATCCACATCATTTGTCAATAACATTTATCAAGTTGCATCTTTCAATTCTTCAACTGGAACTATAGTATGCAATGTCGATTCCGGATCAAATCTTTCTGGAATAACAACTTCAGGAACATTAAATTATCCTGTAGGAAAACTTTCTTGGAGAAGACTTTCTGGATTCCAGAGAAGATCTGTTGATCCACTAGATATTGATATAATGGGATATACTTCTAGTGTTGGTATGACATCTGATTCATATAATTCTGGATTATCAACATATCCCATCATTCAGAGAAGAAACTTTGGATTCAGAGATAGTGGTGCTCTAATAGTATAAATATAAGAAAAAAGTTATATAGATGTCCGCACTTGTAACAGATCAATTTAGAATTGAAAATTCTTCGAATTTTGTAGAATCTATAAAAGATTCTACAAATTCTTATTATATCTGGGTTGGATTGCCAAATCCAAGTGTTTATACTGGATTTGCTAGAAATGAAAACTGGCAGGGATCTCCAGGTGTTTCTGAAGGTTTTGTCCCAAATCCAGTTGATAATCTTAGCTATTTGAATCAATATAAAGATACTCTACTTTTTGGAAAAAGAGTAACTTCTTCTAGTGTAAGAAGAGTTGTGAAGAGAGTTGATTGGGTTAGAGGTAAAAAATATGATATGTATAGACATGATTATAGTTTTTCAAATCTAACTACAGTATCAAAAAGACCAAGATTATTCGATTCTGAATTTTATGTAATTAATAGTCAATATAATGTGTATATTTGCATAAAAAATGGAAGTGGTGCAGGAAATAATCAGGCAAATCAATCTCAATATGAACCAAAATTTACTGATTTAGAACCATCTGCTGCAGGAAATGGTTCAGATGGATATGTGTGGAAATATTTGTTTACTATTTCACCTTCAGATATTATAAAATTTGATTCTACAGAATATATACCATTACCAAACGACTGGTCAACATCAACTGACTCAAATATTGTAAGTGTAAGAGAATATGGCAATTCTGATTTAAATGAAAATCAGATTAAAACTGTTTTTATTGCTGAAAGTGGTTCAGGATATACTTCAGGTGAAGTTTCAATCTTGGGTGATGGTTCTGGAGCTAAAGTTTCAATAGAAACAAATTCTGCAGGAGAAATAATTAATACTACCGTAACTTCCGGAGGTTCTGGATATTCATATGGTATTGTTGACTTAGGAAATTTACAACCAATTGGAAATATATCCAATCCAGCAAAATTAATTCCAATTATCCCACCATCAAAAGGTCATGGGTATGATATTTACACCGAATTGGGTGCAGATAAGGTATTATTATATACTAGATTTGATTCTTCAACTAGAGATTTTCCAGTAAATTCTAGATTTTGTCAAATTGGTATTGTAAAAAATCCAAAAGAATATGCATCGGATCAAATTTATTATGGTGGAGAATTTTCAAATTTACAATCAATTATTTTTGATAGCGTAAATGAATTTTCTCCAACAGTTGGAGAAAAAATTAAACAAACAATTACTGGAGTTGGGACTGCAGTTGGATATGTAGCATCTTATGATGACGATACTAAGGTTTTAAAGTATTTTACTGATAGATCTCTTTATAATGGTGATTCTAATGATGAAACTGATTATATTGGTGTTTCTGTTGATGGGAGAAATATAGATTTTACCAATGCAGGATTAAACGTAATTGGAGAATCTAGTGGTTTTTCTGGAAGTATTTTAAATTTCTCTGGAATAACTACAAACATCCAAAATTCAATTGTAAATCTGGGAGTCAATTTTACTGAAGGACTTGCTTCTTCAGAGATAAATAAAAGAACGGGGGATATTTTATATATTGACAATAGACCTCTAGTCTATAGAAATGAAAGACAAAAAGAAGACATCAAAATCATTCTCGAATTTTAACCAATGGCACAAAAAACTAATTTAAATGTAAGTCCTTATTTTGATGATTTCGATGCTGAAGATAATTATTATAAAGTATTATTTAAGCCTGGGACTCCCATTCAGTCTAGAGAATTAAATAATCTCCAGTCAATACTACAAAATCAAATTGAATCCTTTGGAAGTCATATATTTAAAGAGGGTTCATTAGTAATACCTGGAAGTGTTACATATGATCCTCAATATTTTGCTGTTAAATTAAATCAAACATACTCGAATATTGATATTCGATCATATATTGAGCAATATATAGGAAAGCAAATTGAAGGGGAAACCTCTGGAGTAACTGCAATAGTTCAGAGAATAGAATTTCCAAATGAAACCAACAATTTAGATTATATTACACTATATGTAAAATATCTTGATGCTAATAATGATAATGTTATTAGTTCTTTTGAAGATGGAGAATCGTTAATATCAAACGTAGCAATTACTTATAGTGAAAATACTGTAATTAATGAAGATACTCCATTTGCAACTTTATTGGAAGTAGACGCTACCGCTATTGGGTCTGCAGTATCAATAACTGATGGAATATACTTCATACGAGGGACATTTGCAAAGGTATATAAACAAACTTTAATTTTAGATTATTATACAAATACTCCATCATACAGGGTTGGTCTTCAAGTATCTGAAGAAATTGTAAGTGCTAAAGATGATAATCAATTGTATGATAATGCTAAAGGATTTAATAATTATTCAGCACCAGGATCAGATAGATTTAAATTGACATTAACTTTAGATAAGAAAGAATTAGGAACAGTAGAATCTGATGTCGATTTTATAGAAATTCTCAGAATAGATGGTGGAGATATAAAGAAAATTACAGTAAAGAACCAATATTCATTAATTAGAGACTATCTGGCAAAAAGAACATTTGAAGAATCTTGAAATTATTCTGTAGCACCATTCAAATTATCACTACACAACTCTTTAAATAATAATATTGATAGTGAAGGATTATTTTTCCAAAATGAATTTACCGATGAGGGTAATATACCTTCAGATGATTTAATGTGCCTAAAATTATCACCAGGAAAGGCATATGTAAGAGGATTTGATATTGACAAACCAGTCACTACAATAATTGATGCCAATAAACCAAGAAAAACGCAAAAAGTAGAATCTCAAATAGTTACTTTTGATTTTGGAAATTTAATTAGAGTAAATAATGTTTATGGAGCACCAAGATTAAATTATATTGTAGAGTTGCATAATGCAAGAAGAACTGCTGGCAATCCATTTACTACCAGTAAAATTGGAGAAGCTAAAATTTATAGTTTTTCATTGACAGATGCAAAATATACTGGACCAGAATCTAGTTGGGATCTTTATCTTTATGATATTCAGACATACACTAAGATAACGTTGACTAGTGGAACAATATCTAATGCTGAATTGCCAGAATGTTCATTTGTAAAAGGAGCAGATAGTAGTGCAACTGGATATGCAGTTACTTCTGGTGGAGGATCATCTACTATATTACTATCGCAAACTTCTGGAAAATTTTCTTCTGGTGAAAAGTTAATAATTAATGGTTTTGAAACAAATTATATTATTTCCACAGCAGTTTCATATAGTATTTCTGGTATTAAGCAAGTATATCAAGATGTAGCAAATACTTCATATCAAAATGCATTTCTTTGCGACACTGTTTTACAAAATGTAACCCCAGTAGGATTTAATGCTTCAGACACTTTAGTAATAGGACCTACTGGTGAAGCAACATCTCCTGGAAATTCATTTTCTACAGTTAATGTTGGAGATATTGTAAGATATCAGCATCCAGATTTTTCAGATGAAGTTTATAATGTTATTACTGGAGTAAATGCTTCTTCATTAACACTAGAATCAGTTTTAAGTGTTGCTGGAGTATGTGAAGGAACTGTCCAAGGAAGTTTCACCGCATCTTCATTCTCTATAGGATCACCAAGAGTAGTAAATACTAATTCTACAGGTTTATATGAATCTCTTCCAGATAGAGTAATTTCTTCTATAGATTTAAGTTCTGTATCTTTAACATTTAGTGCTCAAACTAATATAACTAGATCAGCTGGTAGTCCTATTGTAATTTCAGTATCTGATTTTGACGTTCCAAATACATCAAATTTCTTACCATATGATGAAGAGAGATATTCCATTCATTATACAGATGGAACTATAGAGCCTTTAGATTCTACTAAAGTTACAGTTTCGGGAAATCAAGTAACATTTTCTAATTTCGATGATACCAATAAAGTAACAGATGTTATTATTGCAACTTTTAGTAGACAAAATATAACCAATAAATCAAAAACATTAGTTCGCAGTCAAGTAACAAATATTACATTATCAAAATATAAAGAGTCTGGAAGTGACCCATCTACAACAATTAATGACGGATTGGCATATAATCAATATTATGGTTTAAGAGTTCAAGATGAAGAAATTTGCCTGAATTATCCAGATGTAGTTAAAGTGTGGGCAGTATATGAATCTTTAGATACCAATGCTCCAGTTTTAGACAAATTGACATTTAGTTCTGTATTAAATGTTGAGGAAAATGTTATTGTTGGTGAAAATGTTATTGGAAACTCTAGCAGATGTATAGCAAGAGTAGTTTCAAAATCTGCAGAGACTGTCGAGATTGTTTATTTAAATAATAATAGATTTATAGAAAGTGAAGTAGTAACATTTAGTGAAACTGGATTATCTAGTGAAATTGGAGAAATAATTGATGGAAGTTATTTGAATTTAACAAATTCTTATAGATTAGATAAAGGTCAAAGAGAACAATATTATGATTACTCTAGAATAGTAAGAGTTCTATCTAAAGAAGAACCATCCAAAAAACTTCTAATAGTATTTGATTATTTTTCTGTTCCAAATAATGATACTGGCGATATTATTTCGGTTTTATCATATCCTAGTGACCAATATAAAAATATACCACTACTGAATTCTGGAACTATAAGAGCATCTGATGTTCTGGATTTCAGACCTAGAGTAACAGAAGGATTTAGTCAAACAAACGTATCACCATTTTACTACACAAATAGAGATTTTAGCACTAAAATTGATTTAAATATATCTCCAAATGAAGGAGCTTTATTATCATATGACAGATATCTTGGAAGAATTGACAAAGTATATTTGGATAAAAATGGAAACTTTATTTATCTTGAGGGTCAATCTGCTTCAGATCCAAAATCTCCTGTAAAGAAAGATGATATAATGGAATTAGCAACTGTTGAAGTTCCACCATATCTATATGATATTAAAAATGCATTGATAACGATTAAAGATAATCGAAGATATACAATGAGAGACATTGGTGTCATTGAAAATAGATTAGAAAATCTTGAAAGAGTAACTTCTTTATCACTTTTGGAGTTAAATACTCAAAATCTTCAAATACAAGATGCTGAAGGATTTAATAGGTTTAAGACCGGATTTTTTGCAGATGCATTTAAAGATTTGGATAGAGCAGATCTTTTATATACTTTTTCTGAAATAAGTAATAATCTTGGTGGACTAACTCCCCTATCTGCAAAAAATAGTCTTAAGAATTTCCTAGCACCAAAATTAAATGTTGGAGATAGTCAAATTGATTTATCTACCGATTATGAATTGATTGATACTAAAGCTGTAAAGAGAGGTCCATGTGTCTTATTGGATTATGAACCAGAATTATGGGTAGAACAGACTTTAGCTACTCAAGTTGAAAATGTAAATCCATTCCATGTAGTAACTTATAGGGGACTAGTTACATTATCCCCAAGTAGAGATAATTGGACAAGAACTATTCAATTGGAAGATGTTGTCATTAACATCAGAAATTCAAGTAGTTCTTCATCATCTCAAACTGTTCAAGGTAGAGATATTGTAACTGAAATTGCAAACTGGGATATTGCCCAAGGAGAAAGATTAGAAGTTATTACTGGTCAAGTAAGTAGCACTTCAACTTCCACATCAACTAGCACTTCTTTCAGCTCTTCAAGTAGAACTGACCTTGTAGACACATATGCTGAAGAGTATATGAGATCGAGGAATGTTACCTTTAATGTAACAAATACAAAACCATATACTAGATATTACCAATTCTTAGACGGGAACAGTGCTGTAGACTTTATTCCAAAGTTTATTGAAATTGCTTCAGATAGTTCATTGCAAGAATATGGATCAAGTAAAGATTATATAATTGGTGAGACTGTTATTGGATATGATAAACAAAATAATCAAATTATTTCTTTTAGAGTAGCAGCTCCAAATCATAAAACTGGTTCATTTAATAGTCCAGCAACTGTATATGAAGTAAACCCATATATTAGATCTGAACTTTTACCTGATGACTACACAAATACTTCTAAAGTTATTAACGTTGATTTATTAGCACTTTCAGAAGAAGCTCAGGGATTATATTCTGGATATGTAAATGTTGGAACAAAGTTAATAGGACAAACTAGTGGTGCTGTTTCTTATGTTAAGGATTTGAAATTAGTTTCAGATAACTTTGGAGATCTTGCTGGTTCATTCTTCCTTAAAGATCCAAATACAGTTCCTGCACCATCTGTAAGGATTAATACTGGAACAAAAACATTTAGAATTACATCTAGTCAAAATAATACTCCAATAATACCAGGAAGCACTCAAATTTCAGCAGCAGAAGCACAATATTTATCTGAAGGAACTGTTGAAGAGTATCAAACTACCATAACAAATGTAACTACAGTTACGACAGTAGTAACAACAACTACTACTGTTCAAAACACTGTTGATGCATATTTTGATCCTCTTGCACAATCATTCTCAGTAGGAGGATCTGGAACTACTAATAATGATGAAGAAGGTTCATTCCTATGTGAATTTGATCTTTTCTTTGCAAATAAAGATTCTGGAAGTAATCCAATTACCGTTCAGATCAGGACAGTTGAATTGGGAACTCCAACTAGAGTTGTTATCGGACCTCCAGTTGTTCTTAAACCAAGTGATATTGCAACATCCACTGCAGGTGATGTTGCAACAAGAGTAAAACTACCATATCCAATATATTTGGCACCAAATCAGGAATATGCCATAGTATTATTGGCACCAGAAAGCACTGAATACGAAGTTTTCATTGCAGAAATGGGTAAAGCAGTATTGAAACCATCAACTCTGCCAAATTCAGAAACTCAATTCTATACTCAACAATTTGCGATGGGTAGTCTCTTCCTTTCGCAAAACGGATCCATTTGGACTCCAAATCAGTTCCAAGATCTTAAGTTTAGACTGTATCGTTGCAAGTTCAAAAACTCTGCCGCAAATGCATATTTCTTCAATCCTACCCTAGATAGGAGTAATGGATATGTAAGAAGATTAACTGAAAATCCTGTTACCACAATTCCAAGAAGAATATCTGTAACTTTCGATGATTTATCTATCTCAACTCTCGGATATGATATTGATTCAATAATTGGAGTAAAGATATCTGAAACAGAAAAAGATCAAAATTATGGATCAGTAGTCTCTGTTGGAGCATCTGTAGTTTCATTAGCAGTTCTTGATGGCGGATCTGGATATTCAGATGGATTTAATTTTGCAACAAGTTCTGTTGGAAGTAATGCATTTGGGCTTGAATGTGACATAGTTACATCAGATGGTGCGATTATTAGTGCTACTCCATCCCCATTTAATTTAGGATCAGGTTATATTGAGGGAAGTATTATTGAAGTTGATACCGCAAATGGTAGAGGTGGAAGATTAATAGTAACTACAGATCCAACTATCATTAATACATTATATCTTGGTGGGGTTCAAGGAGAATCATTTACTGTAGATGGAACAAATAATTTAGTAGTATATGATAGTGGAGGAAATAGAAATACATTTACTCCTCCAGTATTAATTACAAATTCAAATACTGTTTCCGAAATATTCTCTGGAAAATATATGGCGGTAAATCATTTCAATCATGGAATGTATGCAAGCAATAATAAAATAAAATTATCAGGAATTTTACCATCAGATATTTCATACACTATAACACAAGCAGTATCTTCTTCAGACTCTACAATTTCGGTATCCGATATTGATAAATTCTCAACTTTTGAAGGTGTTCCAGTAAGTAGTGAAAATCCAGGATATGCAATTATTCAAAATGAAATTATAAAGTATGAAAGCACTTCAACTGGAGTTCTAGATATTGTTTCTAGAGGACAAGATTCAACGTTAACACTTGACTATCCATCTGGAACTCCGATAAGAAAATATGAATTGCAAGGAGTATCTTTAAGGAGAATAAATACCACTCATACAATTAGCGATTATGACATAGGAATAGATAGATATTTTATTGAAATTGATAGAACTGCAAATGGTCCAGATAGATCAATTGATAATACAACTTTAAATTATCCACTACTATCGTTCTCATCTCAACTATCTTGTGGTGGACCTAATGTATTTGCATCAGAAAATATACAATATAATGCAATCGTTCCATACTTTAATATAGTTTCCCCAACAAATTCCACAAAAGTTACTGGAAGAATTCGATCTGTTAGTGGAACAAGTGCAAATGGAACTGAAGTATCTTTTGAGGATCTAGGATTTGAAGACGTAATTTTAAATAATTTAAATACTTTCGATAAGACTAGAATTGTTTGTTCAAAAGTAAATGAAGATAACTTCCTATCTGGACTTCCCAGAAATAAATCATATACTTCGGCATTAACTTTAGAGACAAGCAATCAATATCTATCACCAATAGTTTTCTTAGATAATTGTTTTACTGAATTTAGATCTTATAGAGTGAATAGTCCTATTACAGATTATTCTACAGATTTAAGAGTAAATACTTTCGATAGAGATCCACATGCTGCTACATATGTTACTAGAGATATTTTGCTGAAAAATCCAGCAACATCACTCAAAGTTATTATTTCAGCATATAGACATTCATCAGCAGACTTTAGAGTTCTATATAGTTTAATTAGACCTGATTCTAGTGAAGTTCTTCAGAATTATGAATTATTCCCAGGATATGATAATTTAACATCAGATTCTGATGGAGATGGATATTTGGATGTTGTTGATCCATTTAGAAATAGTGGATTGCCAGATTTATTTGTTAGACCAAGTAAATCTAATGAATTTTTTGATTATGAATTCTCAGTTGGAAATCTTCCACAATTTATTGGATTTAAAATTAAAGTTGTTATGTCATCAACTAATCAGGCATATCCAATTGTATTAAGAGACGTTAGAGCACTTGCAGTAAGATGATCACAGTAGAAGGACATTCAAATTTATACAGAGATGAAAGATCAGGATCTATTGTTAATACTGATGATCTTTCCTATAATCAGTA